GCTGTTTGTGCTGTTTGTGCTGTTTGTGCTGTTTGCTCAGGCGGTCCCCCACCCCCATAAAAAGAATCGGTGGGGTATACCGGAGAGGAGTCAAAATTTGAGCCGCCCTTACCGAGCGATGAAGCAGAGCCAAACTTTTTTTTGTCTTTTTTAATAGCCATTACCAAAGGTGTTTGCAGGCCCAATGACGGGCGGTAGTTTTGTCTTTTGCGGTTTTGCAGTTATGTCGGGCGCGGAAGTTTGCTCGCCGCTTCGGGTCTTTATGTTTCGTGAAATCGCTGTAATCGCGGTGGCCATACGAAACCTTCTTGATCTTGTCGCCTTCTTTGCCGAGAACGACAAACTTTTTCTTTGAACCACTCGGCGCACGTTTTGGTTTATTGAACCCCGCGTAGGTTTCCCCCATATATGAGATTCTACCAGAAGGGAGTCGCTTAAACCGTTGCTTCGCCACGCGAAGAACTTAACAGAGTTAAGCTTTTATGTCAACGAGGGTTCTTCTCTCGAACCCCCCAAATAAAAAGTCCTCTATAGATACTTTACTCTTTAAGATAATTACCTTAAAAAGTAAAATATTCTGGAAGACTTTTTATTTGGAGGGTCCGTTTGTGGCGGTAAATAGCCTAAAAACTACGAAAGTAATTGGGTATCAGGGTTTTGCAGAGATCCCTGCAAAGTCTTAATTGTAACCTGTTTCCTGAATCCCGAACCATTTTCGTCTTTCGGTGGGTCAACAGCCACGAGTCCCATACGCTGTCTCGCACAATCGAGAGCCAAGAACGCCGCATCGGCCAAGTCAGGGCTGCGACCAAACCTGCTTTTGAACTCCTGTTTTGATTCAATTTTCACCTTCAAGGTGTTGGATTTCACCATATCGTAGTTTCGAGCGCACATTTCTTGGGCGAGGTCAGAGGACACACCGTAGATTTGCTTTGTCCTAATCAGCTCCTTTCCGACGAACCAAAGTTCTGACACTCGATTCGTGTAGAGTTCTTCACCAGTAAGTTGACTATTCATGCTGACTCGTTTGTCGGACGGCTTGCCTCCAAATGTAACCCGCATGAAGTCACCGGACCATTCTCCGGCTAATACGTCACAGAACGGCGCACCAGCTCCAGTGGAGTCGAGTGCTACGTTGTCAGCGGAGATCCCTCTCTTCTTGCAGTGGTCCATAATCTGGTGGACAATCTGGTATGTTCTCGGCACTGCTTTATTAGTAGCATCATCATTCAGATGAATAGCCTCGCCCATTTTACAGACGTATTGACCGTTTCGGGCGTAACCGACTTCCGCCGTATACATAATGGTGCGGTCGCCACCGTTCGTGAAAGCAGGGTCGATTCCGGCGACCGCCGTAGGCTTATCGGCCCATTCGACTTCGCCCATAGACCCGCTTTTAGCTAGTTCTGCTTCGGAGTAAATTCCGGTGGTTTCATCGCTGTCGAAAAATACGGCACGAACCATTCGCATGTATCCTCGTGATTCCGGCCCTAATAGGAGCCTATCCTCCTCCAGTTTAGCTGCGGTCGGGAGCCACGGATATTTTTCCTCACCCAATACGATGTTAGGACTCCGCTCACCGTCTAGTCGCAGATAGTGGCCGCCCCATTTCGTTTTCCACTCATCTTCTGTCTGTGCATCGATTGAATCCCAGCCGTTCTTCGGTTGCGACCAAACGCCGAATGCGTCGAATCGACTATTCGGGTTAGACATACCGATCATCTGGAAGAAGGGGTTTTTAGAAAGGTTAGTAAGTCCAGCGTTTAGGATTGCTTCAGAAAGTTCTGAAAGTTCGTCGCCAATCAGGATGACCCTCTTCTGCTTGATACCGATGAATTTACCGATAGCTTCGCGAGTCTTCGATTTCTCCGCCGCGATAAGGGACAAACCCGCTCGCTCAATAAGCGTCCCGTTCTCGTTGACGTAGGCAGCGTTACCGATTGAATCCCGAATCTTGATTGGCGCACCGTCTATCACGGATAACAGCGACATTACCGAACCCCAGATACGCTTACGAGCTTCTCGCAATGTGGTTGAGGTCATCAGGACTAAGGTATCCGCAGGCTGTGACAGCCATTGAATGATACCCCATGCAGCCATTGTATGTGATTTACCGGATGATGCAGATCCTCCGATGGCGAGATATTTGTGTTTGATCGCATCGCGAATCATTTTTTCAGCCCAAGGATGGCGGACCATCATAGGTTCCGGCAGATCTTCGTGGTTCCACAACTCATCGCAGATACGCCAGAAGTAGAACTCCTTCGCTTTACCATTCGGGTGATGCGCGAATCCGTAGAGGAGGGCCGTGATTAAGCTAGTGGGCTGGATCACGAGACCACCTACGTCCATCTTTTTTGTTTGCGGGTCGATACGCGGCTCTAGAACACGCTTGCGCTTATCTGCTTCGGATGCCATAATTTAGTGGATGTCTGATAAACCTATTAGAGAATGTGAGGCAGAAGCCCTACGTCTTAGCAAAGAAGGTTACAGTAATACTGCGATTGGTCAACACATTGGAGTCCACCGTAATACTGTAAGGAAGTGGCTGAAGAGACATGGCGTAGAACCGAAGGTGAATGGTAGCGTGGTCGATGGTAAAGTTCTCGACAACTTAATTAACACAAATAAAGTAAAAGAAGAACACCACAAATCAGATGACACTGCAGACAAAGACCAGCTCAAAGAAGACATCGAAGAACACTTCAACGACACTATATCTTCTGCTATTGTTGACGAAAGATTTCGGGCGTCAAAACAAGAAGACATCGACCTCAACGAGATCGCGGAAGCGCAGAGTTCCCCTGCCGACAAATACCAGCACTACGTCGCGGCTGCTGGAATAAAGTTGTTGCGAGACTCTATGAAGGCATTGCGCGGACCTAAAACAATCCGCGAGATGTCAGAACTCGACCAACTTATTCGCCGGAACTTAGGCTTGAACGCGAAGACAGGAGGCGGGAACAGTAAAATGCAAATCGACATTTCCGTGCTGACTAACACGAAAGCCGATAAAGGAGGAGGGGCTATCAAGAAGCGAGTTATTGACGCAGATACCGGAGAAGATATTAGCAACTAATTACCTTGCCTAGTGGATTAAAACACGTTTTACTACGGTATGTTCGCAGACAGGGAACCGGAAATAAACCCACGCTTTATTACACGCGTGGGTGATGGAGCAGATATCAAGTTTCCGGCGAGTAACGCGGACGGTCTTTGGTATCGCGTCAAACCGTGCTGCGCGAGAGAGGTGTTCTTCATCCAGATGCTCACGAAAGGAATCCATACCCTTGTTCCCGAATCCGGTGACGGAATCCTTATTCGCGCCGACTCTATCCCGTATCGGTAGTGGCAACAAAACGTCATGGACAAACCCAAAACTTATGAAACCTGAAACATTATTTCGACTACACGAAGAGACGTGTGCTAAGACGCTCGGCATTATGCGAGCGAAGAACTCCGATTACTGCGGAGGAGAGAATACAATTGACGCACTCGCTAACTTTAAGTCGGCGAAGTCATTGGGCCTCCATCCTGTAACCGGATTACTTCTACGTATGCAGGATAAACTCATGCGTATCAAGTCGTTCGTCAACGACGGCCAGCTTCAAGTAGCTGGCGAGTCTGTAGACGATGCGTGCGAAGATCTTGTCAATTATGCGGTTCTCGCTAAGGCCCTGCTAACTGAAGAGAGGTCCGAGAATTGCGGCTAAGGATGTGGGAATAGAGTCGGAGGAGAACTCCGAACAAGGCTGAATGAACACCCACATGCCTATGACGGACTTCCCTATTTTCGAGCTATTTGTCTTAATAGTGTCTATCCTTCTATTTTTTGAGCTTATAGATGACTGACTTAATAATTGGCGTAGATAACGGTCTAGACGGTGGTCTATGTGCCGTCTCAACATTCGATGGCGCGATCATAGCAAAGACACGCATGCCAACTCTTCAGATGTCGAAGAAGAAAGAAATCGACATCCGTAAAGTCAACGACTGGTTAATCAACTTACATACGCCATTCGAGCTAGCGATAGAAGAACCACTAGCCCATGCGAAGAGTAGTCAAGCTGTCCGGTCAATGGCGATCTCCTTCGGTAAGTTATTGGGGATGGCCGAAAGCCATCGATACGAAGTCAAAAGAGTTAGCGTCCACAAATGGCAGAAGATTATGTTAGGGCGCATACCGAAAGGTAAGACCAAAGAAGCCGCATTAGAATTAGCTGAAACCCTCGCACCAAAAGAGAACTGGCTAGCCAACAAGAGATGCCGCAAACCGCATGACGGCATGATCGATGCCTACCTAATTGCTAAGTATATTTTGGGTAAGGAAAAAAGTTGAAACTTTTTCTCGACAGTCGTCACTCCGCAGTTTATTGGTCTTTCCATAGTCAATAAATCAATAAATGAAGACACTCTACCCGAAGCAGAAAGAAACCTTCGACTTTTTTCTTAATAAGCATAAAAACGGACTCAACACACTCGATACAAGCCACGTTGGGACTGGCAAGACAATCGTCGCGGCACACCTTGCCAAAGAGTTAAACAGGCCAGTCGCGGTCCTCTGCCCAAAAGCAGTCATCCCGTCATGGGAACGCGAACTCGCCGAAGTTGGTATCGAGCCGTTGTTCGTATTGAATTACGAGAAGATCCGCAACGGTAAGACCGAGTGGATGTCAAAACGAGGTAAGAAGGTTATGACGTGGCACTTACCGTCTGATACGCTTGTGCTGGTGGATGAGATACATAAGTGTAAGGGGCCATTCACACTCAACTCTCAGCTTTTGATTTCATTAGTATTACAACACTACGCTGTCCACGGCATGTCAGCCACCGCCGCCGAAGACCCCACTGAGATGCGGCCCCTCGGATTTGCGTTAGGGTTACATAGCCTAAACAAGCCTAAAGACGACCTCAAAAGCTGGTTTGGGTGGATGATGCAATACGGGTGTTCACAAAACGCGTGGAAGGCATGGGAGCTTCGCAAACGATCTAAACTGTCTGGCCTAAATAAGGTAATGTATGAGAAAAACGTCAAACGCCTTACGGTAAATGATTTCCCTGACTCCTTTAAAAATAACAGGGTATTCCATGAGATGGTGGGGTTTACTTCGGCTAGTAAGATTGCCAAGGCTTACCGCGATTTAGGTATAACACCTGATATTATTACGAAGCTTCTTGAAGACGGGACTGTAGGAGATAGTGAATGGGTTCTTGTAAACCTACTTCGCGCACGGCAACTCGCTGAATCACTCAAAGCCAAAGAGATGGCAGAAATGGCTGGTGAGCATATCGAGCAAGGACATAGCGTGGTATTGTTCGTAAACTTCTCAGACACCGCTACTGTCTTATCCGAGATGCTAGGATGCCCCGCTATTGTTGGAGGGCAGAAGCCAGAGGAGAGGCAGCAGATCATCGATAGTTTCCAGAACGATGAGGAGCATGTCATCGTCGTAAACATCGCGGCTGGCGGAACCGGAATCTCTCTACACGACATCAACGGTGACCGACAAAGAGTTTCGCTGATCTCACCTACTTTCAATGTTAAAGACCACCTTCAAGCTTTAGGACGCATCCACCGCAACGGAGCTAAATCTGATGCGATTCAGAAAATTTTGATTGCCGCCGGATCTGTTGAAGAACGGGTCATGGAAGTAATCGAAAGAAAGTCTGAGAACCTACATACGCTCCACCATCAAGAATAACACCGACCCTACATTTAAAACCATGAGTGAAACTACCAAACATCTGACCGAACGCGAGCAAGCGCGAATCCTGTTTTATGAGAACGAGATTAAAATGCTATCGAAGATGATCCGACGGACGAAAGCGCGACGCGAAAAGCTACGTGATGAGGTGCGAAAGTTCTATATAAACAAGAGTTAGGGTGGGATTTTAGAAGACTTTTGCGCAAGATGTGGTTCCATGCCGCACTTGATTAAATGGCGCAAGATGTGGCTCCATGCCGCACTTGATTAAAGGGGAGATAAAGCCTAGCCATTTTTCTCAAGCCTCTACATGGCAAGAAATACAAACTACAAGAACTATAAACAATGAAAACAAAACTAAGCGAAACACTGAAAGAACACGGGATTGACTTCAGCTTCCCTATTAAAGTCAAGAATGCCGATGGTAAGGTGACTTACTATGAGCGCAGCAGTGGCTATTGGATTAAGCGGGAGTATGGTGCCAATGACAAAATAACTCACTGCGAGAGCAGCGATGGCTACTGGTGGAAACGTGAATTCGATGCTAAAGGTAATCAGACTTACTATGAGGACAGC